GAAGGAAGGTCAGCCCGCGGCGCCCAGCGGCGCCGGGGGCTTGGCAGCCTTCGGCTTCACCGGGGCCGCCTCGGGCTCCGGCGCCGCCTCGGCCGGGACCGCGGCGGCGGCCTCGGCCTTGGCGGCCTCGTAGGTGAACCGGCCTTCTTGCGACAGCGCCATAACCGGCCCCTCTCAGTGCAGGATCACCAGCGGCGTGGCGGCCATGTTCGTCCCGGCCGTGGCCGCGGCGAACCCGGACAGGGTCGCCGGGGCCGTCGCACCAGCCGACATGGACGCCTTGGTGAACAGCAGCGGCACCTGGCCGGTGATGTAGACGCCGCCAGCGACGGCTTCCGAACCCTGGCCGATGGCCTCAACCACGCCACCCGCGCCACCCTCGTTGTAAATCAGCACGCCGAGCACCAGCGGGCCAGACGAGCCCGTCGAGCCCGGGTCGGTGCCGATCAGGTGCGACGCGATGGTGAACGTCTGCGCCGACGCCGACCCGTGGAAACCGGAGGTGTCGTCCGCGGACTGGGCAATCAGCGTGTCCGCCGTGGTGCAACCCGTATACAGCGCCGCCCAGCCGTGCGTCGGCGTGCTGCTGGTTGCCGTCTTCACGCCGATCGTGATGGACGTGAAAGAGTCGCCCTGCTGGCACACCACCGGCACCACGAACCCGGTGCCGGACGTGGCGGTCAGGCCAGCGGCCAGCAGGGTCCCCCGCCGGGAGACGTTCGTCCGGTACGGCTGGGCGGGCTTCCCGTCCAGCATCCAGTCCGTGAAATCCGTGACTACCCCGGCCATCAGAAGCCCACCAGCCCGCCGGACGAGCCGGTGGACAGTGCGGCCCCGGCGGTGGTGCCCGAGTTCGCGTTGCCGTAGGAGATGATCCGGGAGTTGGCGTCCTGGTAGCGGTCCTTCATGAACGCCACGTAGGAGTACACCTGGAACCGGACCTGCAGCGTGCCGGACAGGATCTCCTGCAGCACCCGCGACCGGATGTCGCCCTCAAAGAGCAGCATGTCGTCCCAGACGCCCGCGAGGAACGGGGTGAACGTGTCCCCCGACCCGGAGCCGTCCGTCGGGGAGGTGTGCCCGGCCGAGGTGGTGGACATGCTCGGGTTGGTGGTGCCACCGCCGAAGGTCAGCGGGATGTTCGCGTCCACGTACCACGGGCGGCCCAGGAGCGGGCGGCTGTTGCCGTCCGCCGCGGTCGCCAGCGCGAACCACACCGCCGGGTTGGACACCACGGCGGTCACCGGGCGGAAACGGTTCCGGCTGATCGTGCTCATGAGCTGGCCCACGCCCGAGTAGAACGACGCCGTGCCAACCCACTGGGCGGTCGTGGTGCCGGTCACGCCGTTGACGATGACCGCCTCGGTCGAGCCGCCCGTGATCGTGCCGTGCGAGTACAGGCCCGTGATCTGGCCCGAGCTGCCCGATCCCAGGAGCACCTGGCCGTCGAGCTGCATCGCGTGATCCTGCATCAGGTCCTGGCTGATCACGTTGTCAAACGCGATCGGGGACTGGTCCAGCAGCTGGATAGCCACGTCCTCCTGCCCGGCGATGGTGCGCACCAGGGCGTTGGAGTAGTTGTCCGCCATGTCCCGCCCGGGCACCGAGCCGCCGTCAGCGGTCTGCGGGCCAACGGCGGTGCCGGTGGTGATCCGCGGCAGGTTGATCGAGTCGGTCCCGCCGGGCAGCGGCACCGAGCGGCAGCGGTCGGCCAGCACCCGGCCGGCACGCAGGTACTCGGCGTACTGGTCGATCAGCCAAAGCGGGGGGACGAAATACCCGCCAGTGCCGTCGGTGCGGTTGATGGCGCGCTGCTCGAACACCTTGTGGCCAGCGGACTGGAAGCGCTCCAGTGCCCGTTCCTCGCGGCGGGTGCCGGTGTGCAGGCCGTCGATGCGGTCCCGGGCGATCTGCGCCCGCCGCTCGGCCCGCCGGGGCAGCTCGACCTCAAGCTCGGCGGCGTGGCGGTTCAGCCGCTCGCGGGACTGGCCGGGGTCGATGCCGCGGTTCATCTCGGCGCGGGCCAGGTCCAGCCAGTACGAGTGGGGGCTGTGCTCGCCGTAGATCATCGGCTCGCTGGTGACCTGCACGCCGGAGGGGCGGGCGCCGGAGCCGTGGTCGTCGGCCACCGTGGCGGCCGTGTCGGTGCGGGCCGCGCGGGCCCGCTCCTCACGCTGCGCCTGCTCGCCCAGGTCGTCCAGGCGGGTGTTCAGCGCCCGGATCTCGGTCATGTTCGCGGCGTACCGCGTGTCCTCATCGGCGGTGGTCGCACGGCTCTCCGCGCTGGCCGCGGAAAGGATCTCGCGGTTGGCGGTGATCAGGGATGCACGCCGGGTTTCGAGCTGGCCGGTCAGGCCGTCGTCAGGCACAGATGCCTCCACGCAGAGATGGCTTGGTCTTGGCGTGACCGTTCTCTGCGTGGTGGCTGCGGGGGGCTGGTGACCTGCGAAGGTGTCAGCCTGCCGTGCTCCGGGGCAAAATCACACCGCTGTAACTAGGCGCAGGTTACCGCACGGCGCGGCCAGGTGACCAGCCACGCCTCCTCGATCACGGCCTCGGCCGTCAGGTCGTACAGGCCGCCCCACGACCACACGCCGCCGGACGGGTCCGCGGTGACCGCGTGGCGCCCTTCCGGCATGTTCAGGCCGAGGATCAGGCCGGGCGTAAACCGCCACTGTTGCAGTGCGCCACGCGCGGAACCGTGAATCTGGGCATCGACAACCCCTTCCTCGAAATTAACGGCCTCGAAGCTGACCGGCCGCACACCCGCCAGCCCGAACACGAACGCGGCGTCCAGCGTGGCTACGATGCTCGCTCCCGCGTCCGGGCTGTCAGCCGTCAGCCTGTATAGGTCCAGCACGTCCTCGGCGCCTGCGGGCCAGCCAGCGAGCCGCAGCGACGTGGTCAGCGCCAGCGCCGAGCAGCAGGACACGGCGCCGGGGGACAGGGCGCGGGCGTGTGCCGCCTTCACCGCCGCGGCGCTGCGATGCACGGGCGCCTTCCGGGCCTTCTTCGCCTTCGCCGCGGGCTTCCGCTTGTGCGCCGAGTGGACAGGCGGCTTGTGCGCGGTGCGCTTCTTCAGCGCCCGCGTCTTCGCCGCCTTCACCGCGCGGCCGCCAGCTCCTCCAGGTCAAGCTCACGGGCCATGATCTCCAGCTTCCGGGCCGCGGCCATCTGGACCTCCGGGCCCGGAATGCCGGTCGAGTCGTCCACGGTCACGGTCGCGCCCGTCGCAAAGTTGCCGCCGCACTGATTGCAGTACTTCGCGCCGCCGTGGTTCCCGGCCTTGCACTTCGGGCACGTCAGCCCGGCCGTGTGCGGCGCCGCAACAGCGTCGTAGTCCGATGCGAACGACAGGTCGTTGTCTTCCGCGGCCGACGCGCGCTCCTCCAGCGGCAGGCCCGCGGCCTTCGCCTCACCGAACCCCGGCAGCGTCGTCACGTCCACGCCCAGTTCCTTCGCCCGGCGCCGGATCAGCGCCTGCGCGGCCTGCCAGTCGCCATGATGCGACGCGGCCAGGACCGCCGCGGCCTTCAGCTGGTCGGCGTTATTGATCGGGTAGGAGCCGTCCGGCAGCGAGTTCCCCGCCGCCTTCGCCTTATCCCGCTCGGCCTGCGGCACCGACCGGAGCTCCAGCAATGCCGGGCCGCCAATGGCGGCCGGGCGGCGGAACGCCAACTGCTCGACCGGGAACATGCTCGCCCCGGCCGTCGCCGGGTTAGCGCCGTGAGTCACCGCGCACACGTCCCCGCGGTGCAGATCCATCTCCTGCACGGTGCGGTGCTCGAAGTTCTCATCCCACTGCTGCTGGTTGCAGACAAACGCCAGTGACATCTCAGACATGTCGCCCCGCTCGACCGCGCTGGCCAGCGCCCGCACCTCCTCACGGCGGCCGTCCATCGCCGGGACATGCACCTGCAGCCCGTGGGCGTCCTCGGCCAGCTGCATCGTGCCGCTCTTCGTCCGGGCCAGCGGCACCCCCGAATCGTTGTGGCCGATCAGGAACGGCACGTCGAGCGCAGGATTGGCCAGCGACCGCTTGCACGCACCCTGCGCCACAGACTCGCTGTACCGCTCGCCCCACGGGTCCCACATGTCGAACGGGGCGTCGTAAACCGTCGCGTAGCCGCGGAACTCGAAGTTGGTCCCGGCCGCGGTGCCGTTCGGCTTGGCCCGCATCTCAAGGTCGCCCCGGGCGAAGGCGACCGCGAGGCGTTCCGGCACGCGGAGCATGGACGAGCGCTGTATCTGCCGCAGCTCAGTGGACATTCCCGGCCTCCTACAGCCCCTGGGACAGGCGCGGCAGCATCGGCTGCAGCGGCATCGCGTTGACCTGGTCACGCTGGGCGTCGGTCAGCGGCGCCATGTCCTCACCCGCGCGGACCTCGTCCTGCGTCACGGTGCGGCTGGCGATCATGGCGTGGTTGACCGTCCAGCGGGTCAGGATGTCGGTGCGCAGCAGCGGCGACAGGTCGAACTTCACGTACTGGCCGGCCGGGAGCATCGACCCCAGCTTCCGCTCCCACCAGGTGATCCACCGCTGCATGGTGTACGTCAGGAAGTCAAGCGCCCTTTGTTCCACGTTCGCATAGGTGATGCTCGACCCGGAGATCGGCACGGCCACCATCTCGGGCCACACGCGGAAATACCGGCACACCTGCAGGTCTGAGATGCCCTGCGTGTCGATGAACTGGGAATCCGTCGGATTCACCTGCACCTGCTGG